AGGAGCTACCCATTCTGTAGTTGGCATCAACATTATTTTTTACCTTTTGTATCTTTCAGTTTTTTAATTTCTAATTCACAATAATGAATTATTTTTTCTAAATCTTGTATGCCATTTTTATTCATGTAACGACATACATATTTTATAACGTTTCCCTGAAAAAAAGAAAGGTCGTTCTTAGATATAAATTCATACGGTTGAATGTGAAAGTCTTTATAGTGACTCCCACCTATCTGCTTATCTTGTGGAAATGCTTTATCAAACATGTCTTTATTGCTCATTTTAAAACCTCCATAATGTTAATTATAAAAAATGTTAGTGTTATTGTTATTAGTATATCGCTTGTTAGTATTCTCATGTTTCTCCTTTTGTTATAGCAGTTATTGATTCGGCGATGATTGTTTGGGATTCGAGAACCAAATCAATTTTATACGACGCTGCTATACCGCCGCTGAGTAATATCTCTATCCCGTTCTGTTTATACTTATTGTATAATCTAGCTAAAGTGTTTGTATTCATTCTTTTTTGTTTTACCTTTTAATTTATATAAATTGTTTCTTGCACGTGTTGCTCCTACATACCAAACTCTATGTTCTTCATCATTTTTCTCATCACTTTTTTTAACTGATTTCTTTATTGTTCTCCCTAGATCCAGACATAAAATAACATTATCTTCTTCACCACCTTTAGCTGCATGAATTGTAGAAGCATATATACGAGCATCTTCATCTAAATTTTCACCATTTATAAGCATTTCTTTAATATAAATTCTTTCAGATAATTTTGATTGTTCAAATGCTTCAAACCAATCTACATCACTATTCCATTTTTCTTTTGGTAAACCAGTGAATTCTGTTATCTGTTTTATTTCTTTATCCTCTAATTCTATTCCTCTGCACCATGAATTATAATTTACAGATGCATTGTATAATCTTACAGTAAAACTTTTACCTTTATTACTTTGATAATATAAATTTCTTTTTCTTAGCTCTTCAGTAATTTGAACTAATCTATGTATGGTTCTAGTTAATATTAAATATCTACCTTTTGTTAAATCTATTTGATCTAAATTATTTATTCTTAAAGACTCACCTTGATAATCTCTTGGATAATAAACTTTATCTTTTCTCAAACCTTTAATTTTTTCTAAAGGTAATTCAGATTCTTCTTGCACTGCTTTAGATATTCTTTTTGAATATTTTAAAACTTTTTCTTTTCCCGGTTCTTCAATAAATCTATCAACATCTGCACCTGCCCAGGCAAAAATAGCTTGGTCATCATCACCAGCTAGATAAATATCATCTGCATTTTCTTTTAGTTTATCAAATAATTTCCACTGTAATGGAGATAAATCCTGTGCTTCATCTATAAATATAGTTTTAAATTTAGGTAGATCTTTCTTATTTATAAGCTTTTGAATCATGTCATTAAAATCCAATTTACCCATAATTTTTTTATATTCTTTTAAATTGTTATCTAAGTTATTTAGTATGTACCATTCTATTTCTTTTTTATTATGCTCATTTCTATCGTACTCTTCTCTTACAGGGATATCTCTATTCATTGCTCTACCAATCATTTTAAAATATGGACTATCAATGTTTAAATAAAATATTTCTTCTTGATTATATTTATCGTAGTATTTAACTTTTATATTTAATTCTTTTCCTATCCTAACATAATCTTCTGGTTGCATAACCATAGTGTCATTCAAATCTAATTGTTGAAAAGCAAATGAATGTAAAGTTCTAAAGTAATTTAATTTATCTGAGTCTACTGGCATTCTTTCTTTAGCTACTTTAGATGCTTTTTTAGTAAAAGCAAAATAACCTATTTTATCTAATGGTGTTCCAATTTTAATATATGCTTTAGCCCTACTAATTAGTTTATGTGTTTTACCTGTACCTGGAGGACCAAAATATTTATATATCATTATACAATTTCTTCTGGTTTTTTGAATTCAGCCAGTTCAACTATATCAGCATCGTCTTCATCTTTTTTAAATAAATACAATGGTATAACTGCACAACCATTTACACCTGGATAAGGTTTATCTGTTTTCTTATCTTTACCAGGAAATCTTTTCTTTTTACCAAACTGTGGTTTAGGCATATGATCTTTTTCTTTCTCAAACATTTTTTCAATCATATAAGAAGTTCTAGAAGAATCTTTCTTCCATTCATTATCTTTTAAATCATTAAAAAATTCATCATATACAAAATAAGCAAAGGTATCATCTTTTAATACATTACCACTTTTAAAAGAGTTGTGACTCGTAGCCTCTGTACTATGTATATAATCTTTTAAATGTTTCTTTAGTATTTCCATAGGTGTGGTCCCTGGAGCCGGTTGCACTGTATCAATGGTTGAGAATAATGCTTTTTGTATTTCAAAGAAATCCATTCCTTTTATAGGAGGAGGTGGAAAATCTGCTTGAGCCATTATCAAACCTCTTAACTCTTGCTGATCTTTAATTTTATTTACATCTTTTGCATGTACTTGAACCGTTTCCCCATCTTCTCTTTCTACTGTAAAATAATATTCAGGATCAGGTTTAAAATCTACTTTTATTAAATTAGTCATTAATGGCCAATTAATTTTTTTATCTGAAATAATTCCAAACTTTCTTTTTACACATTCTGATTTAATACATACTGGTGCTAATAAATCATCATGACAGGTATGTCCTTTTTCTTGTTTCTCCCAATTTTTTATTTTCTTTTCAATATAATTATCAGTCCATATCTGATCGAATTCAAAATAATTTCTACCTGCTTTTAAAACCATCTTACCCCAATTGTCAGGATATTTTTTCTTAGCCATAACCATATAGTTATATAAAAATCTATCTCTACCATCAGTCATTTTATTTTTAGATAAAATTTCTAGACATGGTGGACCATCTTTAAATTCTTCTGCACCACCTGTTAATTCTTTTCTAATTAAATCATTAGATATGTTTTCTAATTTTTCGATATCAGCTTTATTTATTTGTACAACTTTTAAAAATAAATCTAATGGCATTTCTTTACCAGAAGGATCTAGTGCTACTCTTTCACTTTTATTGAAGTAAGGTAAGTTTATAAAATTACCATTTACTTTATTTCCATTTGTATCACTTCCTAGTTTAGTTTGTTTAGGAAATATTTCTGTTGTGATTGGTAGTTTAAATAAAAATAATACTTGTTCTAAAAAGTCTCTAATAACTTTAGCTTTAACAAATTCTTTAGTAAATAAATATAAATGAAGTCCGCCACTTTTTGATTTAATTGGTATTAGTGGTAATTCTTTTTCTTGAATAATATCTAAATATTTTTTTATATCTAAATCTTTATATATCTTAGGATCAATATCGATTGCACCAAAACATGCTAAACCATTATCATCACAAGGTTGAATACCTATAGATTTTTTTCCATGTAAGTGAAGTCTATAATCATCTTCAGTAATTGGTTTACCTGACCAACCATAGTCACCTGCATTAAATTTTATTTTACCTGTATTAGGATCTGTGTATCCATTACTTATGTTACAAAAACCAAAATTACGTTGTAACCCCGTAAAGCATTTTATAAAATCATTCATATCTATATCTCTCTATGTTTTCTAAAGAATGGCGACAGTCTCCCGTCGCCACTCCATCTCCGAAGTATTCACTTAGTGAATTATATAATATCTTCAGTTTTTGGTTTATCGCTTTTCTCATATTCAGGTTTAGCAGAACCTTTAGACACAGATTTTTGAAACTCTTGCGCCATTAAATATAAGTCCGCATCTTCTTTTTTAGATACGTCCAAAGCTCTAGACATAGATGGTTTATAAACATGCCAACTTTTGCTTCCTGCAACTTTACCAACAGTTTTTAAATTATAAACTGCTGCATATGCTGCCGGATTATAAACACCTTTGTCATCCTTAAATCTAAGATTTTTTATCAACTGATTTAATTCTCTTGCAGGTGTTAAGTTAGATGATCTCATAGTAATTACCGCAGGTCTAGGTTCATCACCTAAAACTATTACATAAAAATATGCAGTTTTTTCTAAGTAGTTACCATTGGTAAGTCTGTACTTACCATTTCTTTCTTCAACAGCATCACTTGGTACTGTTAAATGTGTTGCAACAGGTGGAGCCGCTGTGTCTCCCATTTCCTGCCACTCTGGAAATCTTGTTTGCACATGTGCAACAAGTAATTCCACACCTTCATTACCATCTATTAATGTACCCAAACCTTTTGCATATATCATACCAGGTTTAGAACCTTCTACGTATTTAGCATTAGCTTGATTACATTCAGGCGATAGCTGATGTAGGATTTTTAAAATCGGTGTCGACATATCGTCCGATTTTATTTCTTCACTACCTCTTCCAGAGTCTCCTCTTAGATTGATAGTAGATAATGCACCTGCATTATCTTTCTTAGTCATAGCATTTGTATTTGCCATAGTTATATCTCCTTATTGAGTTATTATTTATTTTTTATTTTTTAAATACGTTTGATTTCCATCAAATGTATTAAATAGTTCTTCTGGAACTTCTTGACCTTTGTCTTTCCATTCCTTCATAACTACTTTGAGTGTCGATGGGTGAACTTTCTCCTCTTGGATAGGTTCATACCCATTCGACCTCGCAAGGCTAGCGTAATCGACAGCCTTGTTATCTTCGCCTTGACCAAATGATACAGTAATATTATTTTTTACTATATCACCTAAGCCATTGTCTCGAAGCCAGTGTATCGCCTCAGCTTTTTTGTCAGCTTTCATTGAGGCACTATAAATTTTTTTAACAGTTAACTCTGAACCATCTTTTAGTTTTAAACTAGCTAGGTTCATATCTTCCATTAATTTTGGAATAATATTACAGCTAAAATATTTTTCATCTTCTTTGAGATCTTTAACTCTATCTTCCAAATCTTTTATTTGTTGTTGTATGGATTGTAACTTTTCAACTTCTGTTGAAAGTTTATCTGGATCAATGTTATTAGATTGATCAGGTGCATCTTTACGCATATCTATTATCATATATTTTCTCCTAAATTTAACTTTTTAACTTTCATGGCCTTAGTATAATCACTAATAAGTGATTTGTCAAGTCTACTTTTGATAAATATTTATTTCTATTGGGTAATAAGTTTTTTCTTGCCTATCCCATTTAAGAAGTTTAAATTTTCCATTAGTCATTTCTGAAGCAATTGCACAAGTTACTCCAATAATAGCAGGATCACCATTCAATAGTAAATAATCATTTTCTGTAAAATCTTTTAATTTTTGTCTAATACTAAATATAAAAGGTCCAGGTGAAAACATTATTTGTTCTAATGCCTTAAACATTATTTTAATTTCACCATATTTTCTTGCACCCATAATATTATACTTAGGTTGTCCGGTAAATTTATCTATAGGGATATCTTGTAGTAAGTATACATTACTATTCATGATTGAATCTTTTTAAAATTTTTCATTTGACTTCTTCCTTTTTTTATATTACTATAGGAAATAGAAAGAAAAGTAAATAGATTATGAATTATAAGTTTAAAACTAAGCCATACAAACATCAATTAGATGCATTAGAAGCATCTTGGGATAAAGAAAATTTTGCGTATTTCATGGAAATGGGTACGGGTAAATCAAAGGTATTATTAGATAATGCCGCAATGCTTTATGATAAAGGCCAGATAAATGGCCTCCTTCTTATTGCACCTAAAGGTGTATATAAGAACTGGTATGATCAGGAGGTGCCTGTACACCTTCCTGATCATATTCAAAAGAAAATGGTTTTATGGAAATCATCAGATAAATCTAAAAAACAAAAACAAATATTAAATACTTTATTTGAACCAGGTGTAGATTTTCATATTTTAATTATGAATGTTGAAGCCTTTTCTTCTGGAGATGGTTCAGAATTTGCTTATAAATTTTTATCTTGTCACAAAGCTATGATTGCAATTGATGAGTCTACTACAATTAAAACTCCAACATCTAATAGAACTAAAAATATTTTAGCATTAAGAAATCACTGTAAATATAGAAGAATATTAACAGGTTCACCGGTAACTAAATCACCATTAGATTTATTTTCTCAATGTGCTTTTCTTGACCCCTGGCTCCTGGGACATGATTCTTATTGGACGTTTCGTTCTCGTTATGCAAAAATGAGAAAGATAGAAGTTAATGGTAGAAGAGTAGAAATAGTTACAGGATATATGAATTTGGGTGAACTATCAGATAAAATAAAACCATTCTCTAAAAGAATATTAAAAGAAGATTGTTTAGATCTTCCTGAAAAAACTTATGTCAAGCATTATGTTGAGTTAACTGCAGAGCAAAAGAAAGTATATACACAAATGAAAAGAGAAGCAATTGCTTTTTTAGATGGTAAGATGCAATCTTCAGTAACTGTTATGACTCAATTAATGAGACTACATCAAATTACTTGTGGACATTTTACTGCTGATGATGGTACCATAAAAGATTTACCTTGTAGTAGACTAGCCGAACTAATGAACATATTAGAAAATGTAGATGGTAAAACTATTATATGGTCTCACTATACACATGATGTAAAAAGAATTATCACTGAAATTAAAAGAGTATATGGAGAAGATTCTGTTGTAGATTATTTTGGTGAAACAGACACTGATGCTAGATCAGCTAATATTAAAAAATTTCAAAATGATGATAACTGTAGATTTTTTGTAGGAACCACTCATACAGGTGGTTATGGTATTACATTAACTGCAGGTAGTAATATGATTTATTTTTCAAATGGTTATGACCTTGAGAAACGTCAACAGTCTGAAGCCAGAATCGATCGTATAGGTCAAACTAAAAAGATGACTTATATTGATATCATGACTTCAGATACTATTGATGAAAGAATTGTTAAAGCTCTTCGTAATAAAGTTGACATCGCAAATACAATTATGGATGAAGATTTTAGAGAATGGATATAGCGATCATAGTCCCCACTATAATCAATCCCGGCAGCTGAGTGCCTAACCTCCCAAAATAACTACAGTTTTTCAAATAGTATAATGATGATAGCAAACATACCACCTACTAAAGCGGTCATTGCATAACGCATATGATTTTTAATTTCTTTAATATCGTTTTCTATTCCTGAAATTTTAAAGTGAGTTTGTTTTTGCATGATACGACAAAGT